GACAGGCCGGTCTTGAATGACAGCTCGTATCCTTGCCCGTACCTGAATGGAAACACTTCCCGGTTGTAAAACCGCTCGACGGCTTGAATGATAGGGTAAATACCTTTGTACAGATCGTACCGCTCTTGTGTTTCCGAACTGTTTCGGCCGGAGGTTGACTCTGACCCGGTGAGGTTCATTTCCATGTTCGACGCTCCGAACACGAGACCAACTTCCTCGCGGACCATTCTCTGACGCTCTGACTGGAATTGGAAAGTGTCGGATCGGGAGACGTCTATAACTGTAGGGACGCCGTACCCAGTAAGAACCCGAAGGGCCTCTTTTTTCTGTTCGTTCAAGACCTGCTCAACGCGACGCTGTTCGGGCTTTGAAAGGCCCACGTCAAACTCTTTCCCTATGTCTCCGAACGGGGAACGGTCTCCCATCACAACGAGCTTTTCAGGTGGCTTTGTCCCGTCTGCCATTTCGGCCGCTCTCTGGTCGAACATGAGCGATTCGGCAACTTTGTTTACCAAAGCCTCAAGAGGGACGGACCCATACGAACTATCTGATCTCGGGGAATACCGCAAGCATGAAAGCTCATTCGCGAACATTATCTGCGGGTCGAAATTGTTTACGATCTGAATGTATCCCGTTGCCTGACCAATAAAAGGCCCTTTGACGGGGTACACTGTTCCGCCGGGGAGGGTATAAAGGTTTTCAATCCGATTCCCTTCATACTGCTTGTAAGGCGTAGCCATTCCGTGAACGTGTAGGTCAAACGATATTTTTTTCAGGAAGTCCTCGAACGAGTCTTCCGGATTCGGGTGCTGTAGCCAGTCTTCTATTTCGGAACATCGATCTTCGTTTTCCATTCTAATCCGTTTTGACCAGCGGAGAAGACACGCTTCAAAATTGCTCAAGTCGGATTTTAGGTCGGGAAGGTACGCCTTTAGGTATGACATTGCCTTAATTTTTATCCCGAGCGATCGAGGGTCTATCTCGCCCATATATTCTCGGTACAGGCTCTTGCTCAAGCGTAACTTGTCCGCAATCCGGTCTTCGCTTTTCGATTGCTTTGCTACTACCCACTCCATACCGGCGAGACGCGATCCCCGTCCCTGTGTCACGGCAAAAACAGGGGAACACAACCGGGCGATATCAATGCGCTCGCTCACGGTCAAATAGAATAATGGCATTTCATGGGTTACGGTAAGACGATCGCCGCCTTCTGTCCTTCCGGACGCGCCTATAAGCTCGGCGGCGTTATATATCTGCAACCCTCTTTTGCCGGAGTTATTGTTTTGCCTTAAAGGGTAATCCTCGATGGTTTCGGCCATGTGTATTTTGTGGACGGTTTTCAGTGAGTTTATTTTCGCGGACCGGTTTTTTCTTCTCGACACATCGTCCCCTTTGTCCCTAACCGATGATATACATATTATCATCCATTAGAGGCTCATGTCAACCTTTATCGGGCGGCCGCGATGATCCTTCGAGCCAAGTGTGCGTATGCTTCCGCGAACAATAAGTGGTCCGCCGCCGACCCTTCGACCCATGTATAAGTCTGTCGCTTATCATCAAACACCCGGACGCTTGACTGAACGTGATCGTAATACTCGGGGAGAGACGCAACATTCTTCGGCAGGATCAGATTCTTGCACATTATTTTTTCTTTCACGGCGTCAAGTATCTCTGTTCGTCCGCATGAAACGTCCCGTGTCTCCGGATTCAAATTATCCTTGTGATCCCGGGCGTCCCCGTGAAACGAACACTTGAACCAACCTCGACGCTGGACCATCCTTCGGGACAGCCGTATTTCGGGCATTGAGTCTATGACGCCACAAACAATGTTGTACCGCGTACACAATTCGAGCAGGTCTTCTTCTTCCTTCACGGACCCGATAAAAACTGCCTGATCCCGCCCGTCGTCGAGTATCCTGTTTATCCGAACGTGTAAAACCGATCCTACGTCAACCCCGGCCACGCATGGATCAGCACACCGCGGCGGCATAATATAATCCCCGATGCAGTCGTCGAGAAGTGTTTGATCTATTTTAGCGCCCTTCGCAACATAATCCAGCCCCAGATCGGCGTTGTAAAATCGTTGCATGACGGTATCGTTCACGAGTCCCTTGTTAAAGCGCTCGACCAAACTCTCTACAGTAGCCAGCGACGAAAACAGCTTATTGAATTGAAAACCTGACCGAATCCCCGTTAGACTCGGATGCTCTGCCACCCACGTACCACCGGCAAACCGGTCTATGACTTCGCCGCAGTCATGGATCATTTGAATATCACGGCCGCACCCGGGTTCCCATTCTTCGTCTCTTAACGCATATACGCCCGGGGCAACCTCTCGGACAACATGGTCAAAAAAAGACGGGTTTATCCACTTGCCGCACTTTGGACACTTAACAAACCACTTTTTTTTGTCGGTGAGGCTGTATTCGTATGAAATGCCGAAGTTCGGGAAAGTAGGATTCCCGACTTTTATTTGTCGCGGGTCCTTGCTGTGAGACAGACGTTCTTCTGCCATCGGGACGGTCTCTTGATCGCACTCGTCCAGCTCGTCGATGATGATATCGTCGGCAGGAAATTCCGTAAATCCTGACGAACTTTGAGAACTTACGAAAGCAACGACACCGCGTCCCATCTGCTTCAAGCTCATGGACTCTCGCTGGTTTGACATTCCTGAATTGATTTCGTGTATAGACGTCCGGTAAATCGGTGTGTTGAATACGGTCTTGTCCCATCGGTTTTTTACAAACCGGGTCTGTAATCCCCATGAAGGAAGAACGTAGAAGACTTGCCGGCCTTGTATCATCGCCTTTACAATGGCTTTCGCTATAAGATATTCTGTCGCACCGGCTTGGGTAGACTTCATTAAAATCTGATATGGCGCCCGGTCCATATAAATACCGGCCATGTATCTATGCCCGTCAAGAGTCAGTGGGTCACCCTTATGATTTCGCTGGAAACGCAATGCGACCCATAACGCCGGGCAGTCCTGACGCAGTTGGTATTCGCCTGTAATTACGCTTGGCCGTTTCATTTCGCTTTGACTGTCCTATCCAAACAAAAAACCCTGTTCAGTGGCCAAAATTGACCCCTTCCCTGCGTTTTCTTGGCTATCTGGTAAAAGTATACCAGATTCCAATAAAGTTCGTTTTTTGACCCGTATTTTTCTTCCAGTAGTCTTTTGCAACAGCGACCGGAATAGTCAAGTCGATCTGCCTCATTCACAATCGATGTTGTATATGTTTTTCAGCTCTCGCGCAAACCGATCTCGTTCGGCTTTGTTCTCCGGGCTGTCAAGGTCAAGGTTCCCGAGAAGTCCTGTCACCTGAAGTTTATCCCCTTCGGTCCCGACTCTCAATTCTTCAAGCAAGGACACGCTCACGCTGTCCGCTCGAAGCAATACGGTTTTTATCATTCCGTGTATTATGTCTTCGCCGGTTATACTGGTCGCGTTTCCTTGAGCATCCATGACATTGTACTTCTTCGCAAAAAAATCGGAATAGATGCTACTTAACAGTTTTTTTTCTTTATCCTTTTTTGCCTTCGCTAATCCGCCAAGCCGTCCCAGCTCGCTTGCGCGTTTTGAGTCCCGTATCGGTTTAAGGTTTTCAGGATGCGGTGTTATTTTTCGTGTTGTTTTTGGCTTTTCCTTCGCCACGTTTTGCCCCCTTCGGTTTTGCCACTTCCTCTTTTACCACACTTCGTCGAGCCTCGCAAGCCGAAACGAATTCCGTCGCGGCATAAAACTTGTTTACGTCAAGGCCCAGCGAGGTAATTACGGCGTCTTTTTCCGAAGCGTTTTTGAATACCAGTACGCAATAAAAATTGTCCATTTCTGATATGGACGTATGCTGAAGACCAGCGAAGAATCCGGCCAGCTCGCTTTGTTTCGCGGCTTCTTCTTCGAGCGAGTCAATGTCCTGTTTGATTATTGGCTCGCCGAAAAACCGGATGATGTCGCTTTCGGAAAATCCGGTCATTGCGTCGCCGTCAAGCTCTTTCAGTATTTCGAGCAGTTTTTCTTCCTCGAACTCGCCCTGTGCAAGCGAGTTGTTCATAAAAATGTTTTGTGCTTTTTCTTCTTTCAGGGTCAGATCGACTACCGTAACGGTTATCATGTAATCGCCGGTTTTTTCGCACATATCAATCGCCTTTATGCGTTGATGTCCTGATACGAGATTCCCGGTTCTTTTATTCCAAACAAGCCCGCCCATGAGCCCGCGGGTCATTAAGTTTTCACGGAGCTTGTCTCTCGCCTGATCCGTCATGAATCGGGGGTTATATGGCGCGTTTTTTATTTTCTCGCGCTCGATCAGTTTGGTTTCCCATTTGTCAACCGACGCCCGCCGCGTTCCCAAAATTGGTTCTTCGGTTTTTTTGGCCATGTCTTACACCTTCCTGATTTTCTTCTGGAGATTATACCGTTCGTATTTGAAAACGATTGCTTTGATGAACGGGAAGAACTGCTCTATCTTGTCGAGGTCGTCCGGGTAATGCCGGTGCAGATATAGAATATCTTCGTCCGCTATCGTTACACCACGGAAACCCTCATAATACTGTTTTGGGATTTCAATGTTTTTCATTTTCAGGTATGCAAGAACGTGTTCAGTTTTCCAATCGTAAATAGGGTACAGGCTTCCGCCGTACATAAGGTTTCGTTTGACCGCGTTCCGGATCAGCGAAGAATCGCACGACTTTATTCCCATGATTATCGTGCTGATCTTGTTCTCTGTCGCGATCATTTTCATTATTGATTTTCTGGTTACGTTCGGAATTTCCTGTTTACTTCGGTTTTCCCATCCGTAGTATCCGTCTTTGTAGTTTCCGAAAAATGCTTCTGCGGGATATTTTTTTAATTCCTTGAACCCGTACCGGGCCAGCGCCGGTTTGGTCATTTCGTCCGTGATCCGTAGGCCGGGCATAAACTCCATTATGAATGGCACTACGTTTTTTACGCCATAAACCTTTACCGCCATATCGAGGCAGACAAGGCTGTCTTTCCCTCCGGAAAATCCGACAAGGGCACGAGGCTCCAT